TCTTCCAACAGCATTACGAACTGTTCCATCATAATTTACCATCATATCTTCTGTTGCTTTAATGAGTTTACGTTGAACATATCCTGATTCAGCAGTATCTTTTACACCCATTCCATTAAATATAATAAAATTTAAAGTAGAAGGAATTGTTAAATCATATAATTTTTTATATTTGGATACTTCAATAGGATTAATTTCAATTATTTCATCTAACATAATGTCATTTGAAAAATTAATTTGTGTTTTATCATATATTTTATTTGTTGATAAATCAATGAATTCTCCAAATCTATTTAATAAAATATTTAACAAACATTTAATATCTAAAGATAATCGGTCATTTATATTTATTTTAGCATTATGATAAAAATCACGTATTCCCATTACACATTCATCTGGACAACATATTATATCATTTAATTTATTGGATAGTATTAAATTATCAAACATTTTATTATGATCATAATATCCATAACTTCCATCTAAATATCTTGCAAAACTAAATCCAAAATCATAATTTAATTTAATTGATTCTTGTTCAATTATAATTTTTTCTATAATTTCTGTTGGTGCACTTAAATTTAATGTTACAGGAACTTTATCTCCTAAAACTACTTCAGGAGTTAATTTATCCTCAAATTTATTAATTTGTTCATTCCAAATTAATAATGATTTAGATTCTGGAACAATAACTTTTCTACCTGATTTTGTTACAATTTCATATAATTGTTGCCCAGGGTCATGTCTTGTTATTGCAGTAACTTCTCCCCAAGTAACATTACCTAATTCATCAACAGTTGGAATTTGAATTTGTTTAACCTTAAGGAGTTCAAAATTATTTCTATCTCGCTCAATCATCTCTGGATTGGTTATATTGACTGGGTCTAATTGTGAATCAATCCAACTACCAATTTCAACTACTTTTGGTTTAGAATTTTCAATTATAACAATTTTAGTATCAGGAGTAACTGAACGTACAGTTGTATCAATCAAACCTTCTCTAGCAGATAAATGATGAAAAATAAAATCCGGTAAATTTAAACCTCTCATAAATGGTCTTTCAATAAAACCTCTTGATTCTGCTCTATCATCATTTTTGAAAAAATAAGGTAAAGTTCTATCATTGTAATTTTTCATCATTCTTCCACCGTGGTAATCTTGTTGACCTACACAACCAACCATCTGAGCCAAATTTATTGATTTACCTTTAGCTCCAGATTCCATCATTGTCATAAAATTATTTTTTTTTGTTGTGTTGGCAGAAATTACTTTATAAGCGTCATCACGAATAACTGCTAATTTAGAATTGGTAGATGTTTCAAATAGTTCCTCACTCATCATATCTGGATTATTTTCTAATTCTGTTATTTCGTGTTGAATTTCTAATTTTTTTGTATTGTATGTTTGAATTAATTGATGATATAAAGAATCTGGAATATACAAGTCACCAATACCCATAGTCATACCGTGATATAAATTAAAATCTGTTGCTAATCTAGTTGAATTATCTATGAATTTTTGTGTTGTATCTACACCATATTCATCCCACACCAATTGAACTAAACTATTTTTCTTTTTAACTCCTAAAGCTTCTTCACCTAATAATCCTGCCTCTAAAACACCATTTCTCACAAGTAATTTAGGATTTGAAGGATCTCCTCTAAGAAGATTAATTCTTGAAGGAATTAAATAAGAATATATTTCTTTACCCATATATTCTTTATTTTTAGGAATATTTGTAAATTTGTCAAGTTCTAATCCTGACAATAAATTCATCGTGGTTCTCCAATCAATTTTATAGTATTCTTGGGATAAATTCCAAGTTCCTAATAATTGATCTTGCTGAATAGCAATAATTGGAGCCGATGATTGAGGAGTAATTATTTGTAATTTTAAATCAGCTATTTCCTCTAATTCTATTTGTGCCTCTATACTTTGAGGACAAAAAACGTTCCGTTTATACCAGATTCATTGGGTTATTTTTTCCCCAAATCATTATCCCTCACAATACTACTTGTAAGCACGATTACTCGTGGGACTAGACTATATCTTAAGCCTAACAAATTAATTTGTCAAGCCCATTCCTATTTAGTCGTTGAACCTTATTCTTACCTTATATTTAGGATTTAAAAATCACCTTATAATTAAAATTAAGAATCTTGGCTGCGGATTGTCACAAAATAAAAAATTTTTACCGTACCTAATGAAATTAACATTAGCCATTTAAAATTTTAAATTTTAAATTTTAAACTTGGTATTTTTATTATAAATGATTTTCCCGCAATTTAAGAATGTTGCCTTATTAAATTTTTTAATAAGACTAGCCATACTTTTGGTATGACTGAGACCAATGTTTTAATCTCATCGCCATCAAACCTTAATACCGAATTCATATGAGTATTTTGTCTCATAATCATTATTCCTTTCAATACTACTTAAAAGCACTGTTTCCAGTGGGAGTGGACTATACCTTAAGCTAATTTTAAACATATTTTAAAAACATTCAAAACTAACCGACAACAACGTGGTCTCTGAGGTCAAGTTCTTTATTTTATAATAAACAATAAAATCAAAGAAACAAAACCTGCGGATTGCCTATTTTTACTATAATTATTTTTTATAATTATAATTTCTTAAATTTTTACCATACCCTAATATTTTATATTAGGCCATTTGATAAATTACTTTAACAAATTTGGTATTAAGAGCTTTAAGGGTTTCCCGCATATCATTGTCTCGCTCAACTAATTTATTTAGTCAAACTAGCAGATAAAACAAAGTCTGCTTTTGCTAACAGTGATTTTTATCAGCATTATACCTGCTATACCAGATTCATATGGATATTTCTTTCCATAATCATAATCTCTATCCAATACTACTTGGAAGCACTGTTTCCAGTGGGAGTGGACTATACCTTAAGCCAATCATTAATATAATGAAAGCCGATAGTAACGTAGTCTCTGAGGTTTAAAATTAAACCTGCGGATTTTCTATTTTATAAAGTATTTTAATTTTATTTAATAAATCAATTGCCTTTTTTAATTTATCATCCATTGAAAGTTTAGAATTAGAAACACATCTTGATACACATTTTTTATTAATTATTAATTGAACAGCATATGCATCTTGATTTCTTGCTTTTCTTCTGTAAATACCAACTGATAAATCATTTCCATTGTGATCTAATTTTTTTTCAAAATTAACTACAGTATTATTATTTAATTGTGTCATTAAATTGTCTCTTTTTTCTATTGCTTTTTTTAATAATTCTTCATCTGATAATAAAATATTTTCAACAGATGTTATCTTATATATACCATTTCTCATAATTCTTATATCATAACCATTTTCTGATTTATAAATATTATGTGGTAATTCAACATTTGTCTTTCTTGTTTTACCTGATAAAGCTCTATTACAAACAACCTTTAGGTTATTTGCTTTGGTTTTATTGATATATTCTATATCATTTGACCATTTATTTTTCATAGTATTTGAAATTCTTGTTATCATATCCGTTTTATCTTCATATTTTTTAACATTTATTCCATTACTATAAAGAACATTATAACCATCTTCAACAGTATTATATTTAGTAATATAATGTGTTTCCTTATTATTTAATTCAACTAAATTACATATTTCAATAATAGTTGCTTTAAAATTTTCTTTTCCATATTTTACAATTGAATTATAAAATTTAGGACAACACATTTTTCCATTTAAAGCATCGCTAAAATGATTTTTTAATCTTCCATTTAAGCCGTGCTTAATTTTTTTTTCCTTTAACTGTTTTATAAGATAAAGCTTGACCAATATATTTTTTATGTGTTATTAAATTTTCTACACAATAAATGACACCTGTATTATAATTTTCTTCCATAATGATATTTTATTATATTGATTTATTTTTAAATACTTTATATATTTTTAGATTTTTTACTATACCTTTGATTTTTCACCAAAGCCATTAAACTTTATAATTTGTTTAACTTAGTATCTAAAACTTTAAGAGTTTCCCGCATATCACTATCTCGCCTTAATTTAATATGTTTTAATTAACATATTAATAAGACTAGCACAAACTTTTATTTGTACTTTTGTTCCCTATAATATTTAAGGAACTGTCACATTTGGATTAATTCTAAATGTACAGTAATTTGGATTATCAATAACTTTACATCTATGACCCATCATAGATAATTTGTGTAGGGTTGGTTGACGATTTAGTAAAAAGATATCTCCATCAATAGTATGTCTTTCCACAACATCACCGTATCTTAAATCTATCTTTTCTTTTCTAAATCTTAAATCTATTTGACGTTTTTCATCTGAATTTCCCGTTGATGTTGGGATAACAAAATTAGCTCCCGGATAATTATCTCTGCCATTACGAACTAATTTTGATAACCAATCAATATTATATGGTGTTACTATTTCTGGAAATGTAATATTTCTTGCTATTCCTATTGGAACACCTAATTGATTAATTGAAAGGGTTGGGTCTGGAGTAATGACTGTACGTCCACTGAAATCAGTCCTTTTACCCATCAAGTTATTTCTAATACGTCCTTCTTTACCTTTCAATCTAGAAGCAAGAGATTTAGTCATTACACCTTTTTGTTCTGATTGAGGTAATTTAAGTGATTCATTATCATAATATGTTGCCACGTGATATTGAAGATATGCCACATGATCTTGAAAATATTCAATTAAATTTTTATCATCAGATTCCATATGTTTTGCTAATCTTTGATTTGCTTTTAAAATATCTGCTAATTTAATAGTTAAATGATCTTCTCTTGGTCCTGATGCCATAAAATCTGCTCTCACACTTGGTCTAACAGGATTTGGTGGTACAAAGAATTCTGTATGAATCATATCTTCTGGTCTTGATTTCGTTGGATCTATACCTAATATTAAACAATCTCTATCAGAAATATTTTTTAAAATATTATAAACTATCATTGGGGTTAAAATTTCTTTTATTGGTTTTTTTTCTTGACCATCATCAGTTTGAGATTGATTTGGTGGAGCATATTCAGCCACAATATTTATTTCTATTGTTGATTTTTTCTTTTCGGCTTTAATTTTTGGAACTGGTTCACCACATCCATAATTAGCTTTTTGACAATAATTTACAGATTTAACTAAATTTTTAATTTCATTTAAACGATTTTTTCCTTTTTTTGATTTTAATAATTCTATTATTTCCTCCTCATTTTTATAAACTAATATTTTAGAACATTTTATGCACACACATTTCAAAACTGAAATTACATGATCAAAATATCCCAAATTAAATACAGGTTGAGCTAATGTGATGTGTCCTGAATGACCTGGACAAAAATTTGAGTCTAAACCACATGTTCTACATTCTAATTCATTTGATGTTACACCCATTCTTTGGTCTATTAAACCACCTTTTTGAGGTTCCGCATTATCATAAAATTCATATTTTAGTAAACCTGGTGTATTTTTACCTAATGCTGAAATATTCTTTATTTCTTTATTACCAAGTATCGTAAAATCTATTCTTGAAATTGATGCGGTTTTTTCATTATATCTATGTGCGTTGAGCATTATATATATATAATCTAATATTCTTTATATTATTTTAATTAAAATTCATTTTTTTTGTCTATTATAATATACACAAAAACCTCTTAATTATTCTATATTTTTTATAATGTTTTATATAATATTTTGTTTAATTTAAAAATTTGATTTTTATACTATATATATAATTTAACTATAATATGATTACAACACATAAAGATAAAATTGATGATAAGTTTACCAATACTAATACAAAATTATTACCTTGGTCTGAAAAATATAAACCCGGTTCAATAAATAATATAATTTATCATGAAAAAATAACTAAAGCTATTGTGAATTATATGGAATTAAAAAAACTACCACATTTATTATTTTATGGACCCCCTGGAACAGGTAAAACTTCAAGTATTGTCGCGATAGCAAAACATTATTATGGTGAAGATTTTCATAATATGGTTTTAATTTTAAATGCGAGCGAAGAAAGAGGAATAGAAACTGTAAGAAATAGAATTAAACAATTTGTAACAACATATGGATTAGCTGAAAATGAATCTACACCTCCATTTAAATTAATAATTTTAGATGAAATTGATGCTATGACAGATGATGCTCAAGCAATATTAAGAAAAGTTGTTGAAAAATATGTTAATAATGTTAGATTTTGTTTTATTTGTAATTATTTAAAAAAAATTAATCCAGCCATTCAATCTAGATGTATTATTTTTAGATTTAGTCCTATTCCCGACAAATATTTAGAAAAATTTATTTTAAAAATATGTGACAATGAAAATATTAAAATGAATAAAGATTCAATAAAATTAATTATAAAAAGAACTAATGGTGATATGAGAAAATTATTAAATATATTGCAATCAATTAATATGTATGTTGATGGTATAAATCTTAAAAATAATAAAGATGAATTTATAATTATTAATGAAAATATAGTTGCTAAAATATTATCTTGTCCAACAGATGAAAATATTAAAATGGTATTGAAAATAATTCAAGAACATCCATTAAAATATTCTCATGAAATCATTATAAAAATCTTACAAGATAATTCAATTTCATTATCAGAGTTAATAAATTGTGTTTATGATTATTTTATTGATAAAATTATAAATAATAATATTGAAATTATAAAATACGATTTAGAACGATGTGTTAAAATAATAAAAAATCTCAGTATTATTAATGAAAATCTTTCATACTGTAATAATGATAATATTCAATTAATTTCATTTTTAGTAGTTTTTTATTTATAAAAAAAATTGATTAAAAGAATATATATATTATATAATTATATATATTATGTCAGGTAAAAAATCTAATGTATTTGCTATATTAAATGAAGATAGCGATAACAGTGATAATGAACATAAAATTATTAATAATTCGGAAAAAATAAATAAATCAACAGTTAAACATAATAATCATAATAACCATAAAAATAATAACCAAAATAACAATGGAAAAAAAAATGATAATGTTAACACAAATAAATTTGAAGAAGAAATTATGAATCAATTTTATGGTAGAAAAGTAATTCTAAATAAACAAAATAAACAAAATTTTAATAATAATAATACTTTAAATAATAATACTTCAAATAATAATACTTTTAATAATACACAAAATAATGATAATGATTTTATTAAAGTTATTAATAAAAAAAAAGATATTAAAATAGTTGTTGAATGTAAATATAAAACAATTGAAGATAATTTAGAAGAGATTAAAATGGATAATTATTATAAAGTTTTAGCACATCATAATGATGATAAATCTTGGGATTATAATAGTTATTACAATATGACTTGTTTAAAAACTTGGGGAAATATGGCTACATTTTTTAATACCGTATTAACCACAAAAGGAGAATGTAATTATACTGATTTTGATATTTTTATTATGAAAAATGAAATTTCACCAATGTGGGAAGATAAAGAAAATAGAAATGGTTCTATTTGTTCAATTAAAATAGATTCTTTAACAGATGGATGCAAAATTTTTAAAAATCTTGTTTTACATATGGGTAATAATACTTTACTCAAATTTAATCCATCAACTTGGAATACTGTAAATGGTATTTCATTTAGTTCAAAAAAACTTGATAATACAGCTGAAACATATTGTGTTATCATAAAAATTTGGTTTAAAATTAATATACTTAATTATCCTTCAATTGATAAATTATTAAATAATGACATTAATAAACTTATTGATAAATATTCTATTAAAAACAAACCCATTAAACCAGAATATTAATTTTTTATAAAAAATTGATTTGTTTTCATAATATGTATAATTGATTTATATATATATTATGCTTTGTTGTTTTAATTTATTTAAAAAGAAAGAAAAATATATTTCACTTAATACTGAAATATACAATAAATTTGATCTTGATAATGTAAAAGGTAAATTTTATGTTGAATCTGTTTATGATGGTGATACTATCACAATATTGGTACCAACTAAATTATCTATTTACAATATGGGTTCTGCAAATACAATCGATCTCTATTCAAATACAAATCCTAATGAAAAAATTATTTTAAATAAAATTAGAGTAAGATTATATGGTATAGATACACCAGAATTAAAACCAAAAAAAAATTTACCTAACAGAGATGAACATATAGCTAAAGCCAAAGAAGCAAGAGATTTTTTATCTGAACTAATTTTAAATAAAATTATTAAGGTATCTTTTTTATCAAATGATAAATATGGAAGACCTTTAGTTAAATTATATACTAATGAAGTCACATCAAATAAAAATTCAAATTTAGATGAAAATTCAGGTGAAATTTGCCTAAATGATTTGATGATTAAAAAAGGATTTGCTAAAAAATATGATGGTGATACAAAAGATTCAGATTTTGAATTATTTAATATTGATATTTAAAAAATTATTTCATAAACTTTTGATGGTTCAAAATTTGTTTCACCTTCTAAACATTCTTCTTTATATCCCATTTGATTTGATATAAATCTTATGTTGTCTAATGTTATGTCATAAGACCAATGGGTATGTCCACTTATCCATCCAACCACATTTAAACAATCTAATTTATTTGGAATATTATTCCATGAAAAATAATTTGCTATATATTCTGGTTGTGATTTATATTTGGGATTTGATGTATTTGACCTTATTGGTGGAAAATGAGTCATAATAATGGATTTTGTTTTACTTGTGTCAAGATAATTAGCTAATTGGGTTAATTGATTTTGTGATTTGGTATTAATATATTTTTGATTTAGTGGAATATTAAAAGAATTTGTTTTTGATTTAATTGCTATCATATTATAATCATTTAATATATCATAAATATTATCTTTATTTCCATAATTACCTGTCCATAATGTAGTACCATAAACATTTAATCCTAATTCTAATTCTCCATATGTATCATTTAGTAAATACACATTAGGAAGTTCTGAACAAATTTTTTCATATTTTAATTCTAATTCTTCTAAACTAGTTTTTTGATGGGCAAATTCTTTTTTTTGATAAAATTCATGATTTCCAAGAACATAAAAAGTTTTTACCCAATTGGAAGAACAATATGATAAAAAATCTTTTACTTTTGTATCGAAATCATTTGATATTGTACCAATATCTCCAGCTAAAAATAAATATTTAGCTAAAGGTTTTATTTTCGGATAAGAATTATAAAATTCCAAATGTATGTCCGAAATAACTTGAATCAATATTTTATTCATTTTATAGTATTTTATTATATAGTATTTTTTATATTATATGTTAATATCAATTTTTTATAAAAAAATAATAAAAAATTATATTTAATTAATTTTTTATTATTATTGAATCACTTATATATTTACAACATTCTAAGCATAAACATGAATGAGTACATTTTGTAAATAATATATTATTTTTAATATCCATACAACAAACACATATTGTTTTTTCTTTGCTTAGATGCAAATTAAAATTTATACTTATAAAATTGTTATTTATTTTACATATTGGGCATTTAATATTTATTGTTTGGTAATTTTTTTTTTTCCATTCAATATATTTATTGTAATTTTTTATATCATTAATAATTTTATTTCTTTTATGTCCTCTATATTCAGGATACCTTCTATGTTTTAATCTATGTTCACCATATTTAAATACATCAAAACAATTGATATATTTTTTATATTTATGTTCTGTTTCACCATCATAAGATTTATATATATAAATATATACAATTGGATTATCGGGATTATCAATAAAATTTCCCATTTTTAATTTTGTTATTTAGAAATTATTTTTAATATTATTTCAACTTTTTTAAGTAATAATATAAAAATTGAAATAATATTAAAATAAATATGATTAATTAAAAATTATAAAAATGGATATATTTTTAGAAGATTTTTTTGATAAAATAAATAAATTTAATGATGATGAAAAAAATATAATAAAAGAAAAAATTTATAAATATTTTAATAAAAATATTATTGTGGGTGAAGAAAACATTATTGTAAATGAAAATAATATTAACAATGAAAATAATAATGAAAATAAAATTAAATAAAATTGATAAAATTAATAGCCATGGTAAAAAAATAGCAATATTAATAATATCAAAATCTAATGATTTTGTATCAAAAACAATTTTACAAGAAAATGTTGATACTGATGAAATTATAATTACAAAAGAAAATATATTTACAGAATTACATTTAACAAATAACAAAACATGTTTTATTATATCAGATATTGTATTAAATCTGAAGAGATTTTTTGGAAGGATTAGAACCAGTTATTTTTTTGAAAAAATAGTTATTGATAATAATTATTGTGATGGTATAAATATATTTAATGAACTTGTGTATAATATTTGTATTCCTGACTTTGATTATAACCCAAAGCAATGTTTTAGAATGTCTTAATAATTTTAATTATCATAATTAAATATTACACCTTTTGACATTTAAAATGCCGATTTTAAATGTCAATTTTTATAGTTCTAATAATATATTTCTTGTGTTTTTCTGTATTATTGTGTATGTCCATTGTATCTTTTGAAAATGTTCCAAAATCACATAATTTACAATAAAATTTAAATTCTTTTTCTCGTTCTTCTTTATTCGCATGTTCATTTAGATAATGTTTTTTCATTGTTGTATGATTTTTTGTTATATAATCACATTTTTTACATTTTTCTATTTCTCTATAATCTGTTCTTTTTTTTCTTTTTCCTGTTTTGTGCAATTCAGTTTCACAATGTTTTATCCATTGAGATTCAAAATTACATCTATAATCACATTTTTCACATACATATTTATATTCCATTATTTATATCAATATTTATATAAATTATTTTTATATAATTTCAATTTAAAATTTTTATATAAATTTATTTAATTTCTAAAAATATATAAAAAATAAATTTTATTTATTTCAAATATTAATTTAATTTAAAATTTTATTTTCTTAATATACAACATACATATATGAAATTTTTAGAAAAACCTAAAGTTAAAATTAAAAATGAAGATGATGAAAAATTTGAATTTATGATTGTCAATAAAACACCACTTTCTAATATCATTAAATCATATGAAATATATGATGAAATTAATGATTTAGTTTATAAGGTTAATAAAATTATTATTCAAGGATCACAATTTCTTAATTTATATTTAATATATTTATTTGACAACGATTTGGAATTTCCTACTATTGATAAACAATTTATTTTAACTATTTTTTCAGTAATTACAAAAAAAGAAGATGGAAGAGGAAAAAAACCATCTGATGATACATTAAAAGTAATTAAAAATTTAGAAGATTTTTATAATAAATATTATAAACAATGTATCACAGATGATGACATAATAAATATTGATAAATTAAGTTTTGTTTTAGCTTATGAAGCTATTGATATTGTTAAAAACATTAAAAATAATATAACAGAACATTTTCAAGATTATGTTAATAAATTTGTTAATCAATCATTTGAAGTGAAATTTTTAATTCAAGACATAAATAATTTAGGATTTGATACAGATACTACTAAAGAAATTAAAAATAGTATTTATTGTGATTTAAGAAAAGTTAAGAAAGATTTATTAAGAACTGATGATGAATTTGAATCTGATGAAATGTTTCATAACTGGATAAAAAAACATAAACCATTTATTTTAAGAAAAAATAAATTCGTAAAAAATTCAGTTGATTATGATTTATGTGTAAATCCATTAGATTATATTAAATCATTATTTTATATGAATAAAGAACTTGAAAAAATAAATCAACAAAGAATAAAAGAAGAAAAAGACCAATTTAAATTATTTCAAATTATACCACAAAGAACAAGTATTAAACCTAATTATATAACAATTGATAGTGCTCAAATTGTAAATTTAACAATAACAAGTGAATTTAAGAAATATTTTGATAATTTAGAATATTACAGAAAAGAATTATGGGATAAAAATTTTAAAATAAATCAAAAAGAATTCAAAAGGAAAGGTTACGAATTTAATTATATGATAAAAACAGATGGTGTAGGATGTTCTGTATTATTAGTAAAATTAAAGGATGGAAAACCAGTTGAAATAACTAAAAAGATGCAAAGAGAATTAAAAGTAAAGTTAGAAAAAAGAGATGTTTATATTGAAGATATTAAAATAACTGATGAAATTAAAAATAAAAAAATAATCACAATTGATCCTGGACTCACAGATATTATATACTGTGTTTCTAAAGAAATTAAACCTAAAATTATTGTGGATGAAAATAATAAATTAAAATTAGAAAACAAAGAGGAAATTATTACATTTAGATATACACAAAATCAAAGAAGATTAGAAACCAGAAATAAAAAATATAATAAATTACAAGACAAAATAAATAAGGATAAAAAAATAAACAATAAAACAGTTAAAGAAATTGAAACAGAATTATCTAAATTTAATTCTAAAACTTGTGATTTTAATAATTTTATTAAATATTGTAAAAAGAAAAATGAAGTAAATAGATTATTATTTAATCATTA